CGATCATCTAGGTTTACCTGATCTTCCAATGAGCCGTGAGTTAGAACGCTTGTGCCAAAATCCATAACAACGCAGTCTGTTTTAACAACGTCTGGAAACTCTTCTGGATCAATAGTGCGTAGGCCGCGCCCGATCATCTGAACCATTGTACCCTTTTGTGAGCAAGGACGCGTTAGAACGATGCAGGCCACTTGTGGAGCGTCAAAGCCCTCAGTTAGTACAGCGACATTGACAACGACCTGTAAGCTTCCTCTGGAGAGGCTATCAAGCGTTTCAGCGCGCTTATCCTTTGGTGTTGTGCCGACAACCATTGCTGCCTCTACCCCTGCCTCAAGAAATACCTCAAGCAAGTCTTCGGCATGCGTAACTGTGCTGCAAAATACTACAGTCTTTCTATCTCCAGCTTTCTCCATCCATTTTTCGACAACGGCATCATTAATGACCTTTCGGTTCATAATCGCTTCGACTTCATCCATGTCAAAGTCATTGCCTCTGCGAGTGACGTTCTCTAGCTGATCCCTAACGCCGCAATCAATTACATATGTTTTGGGAGCGACAAGAAATCCCTCTCGGATTAAAGTCGTGATTTCAATCTGGTGTGCGCAATTGTTGAATATAGAACGCAATCCCTTGCCATCGCCACGGTTAGGCGTAGCGGTAAACCCTGCAATTTCTACGCTTGGGTTGTCCTTCTTTACCGCGTTGATAACCTTCTTATAGGTATCTGCGGCGGCATGGTGGCTTTCGTCTATGACAATCATATCAAACACGACACGATCACGTAGATTCCTATCGCGTGAGATTGTTTGCACCATAGAGAATACTGCATCGCCATCCCAACACTTTACTGCGCCGTTTACGATGCTTGTTGTGATGTACGGGTTGATGCGCTCGAACTTGGATTTGTTTTGATTAACAAGCTCATCTCTGTGCTGCATCACAAGAATCTTTTTACCATCCTTGAATCTACGCCCAATGAGGGCGGACATCATAATGGTCTTACCTGCGCCTGTGGGGGCGACTACAATGGTATTGCTGTGCTTGTCGATTGCGTTAAATGCATCATCGACAGCCGCCTCTTGATAGGGGCGCAGTAACATGTTGGGACTCCATTTAATCTAGAAAGTGAGGGGGTATTTGGCCCACGGCCCCCTTTCCGTGGTCTAGCAGGTGCAGAGTGACCTGTGCCTCTAGATATTACCGATTAGCCCAACTTGGTGCTACACCTGTTGCCTGTGGTTGAGGCGTTGGTGCTTGCGCGGACGCTGCAGATGTCTGCATGACTGGCTCTTGACCAGTTGGGATAAAATCCTTTTGGTTCGGCGTTAAGGCTGCTGTTAGCTTGTTGCTATCAGAATAGCCATTGTTGCCTTTCTTGATGCCAACTTTAGCGCAAATCTCCATTCCATTCAAGTCCATGATACCTGAAATGTTTCGACGCTGTTGCGCTTCTGGTGACATGTCGCTTGGATCAAGGCTATTCGCGCTTTCAATGATCTGACGCAGTGTTTGCAAGCCAATCTCTTTGGCCTGTGGAATACCGCTCTGACCCATCTTGTCGCCATCGACAAAGATGCGATCCCAGAACTTACGGCGATCATGTTCGCCGCCCACGATTGTGAACTCTAATTCCATCCACTTCGCCTTTGATGACTGTGATTGCTTGAACCACTGACCTGCGCCGAACTCTTGAAGTTCGATGTCGCCCATCTTAACGATGATTACAGCGCGGCACACTGTGGCTGCAGGGATTAGGGTGCGCTCCATTTGTGGTGCGTCTGATACGGGTGCATTATTTAGATTAAGCATTTGCGATTTCTCCTTCGCTAGAATTTTGAGCGTTTGGATCAACAAAGTCCAATGGGCGCTCTGATTGCAATGGGCCTGTTGACATCTTTGCCATCAGTTTACCCAAGTGCGGTTCTTCTAATGTGTCGAGCCTACCAGACCGATCTTTAGCAGGGTAGCCCCATTCGTTTAGGGCACCGCAGACGAAGGCACGAAACGGTCCATTGTCCCCACCAAGGACCGCCATCGTGATCACTTCGTCTACGATTCCCGGCAATTCGCGTCCAGTCTTGCTGCCCTCAATCTGAAGCGCGTATTGCTTTCTGCCATAATCATCGGTAACTTCGTCTAGGATGCCGACGAAAATGACATTCTTTGCGCGGATATGCTGCAAATGCGTAAGCCATGCCATCATCTCGCGCCCGTGCATGCCATAGGCCGCACGAGTGTCCAACTTGCCAGTCCTATCGGATCGTGATTCTGGCTGTTGTTGGCACCACTGAAAACATAGGCGACCTGCGACTGTGATTGAGTCAACAAAGATCGTGCTAAACTTCGCCATAATCTCTTGAGGATCACCATATGTTTGCACAACGTAATCGTAATGTGCTTGGCTATATGGCTGATCCTCTGACAATGATGGGTTTGGCCCACCAATGTAGCATGCAAAGTCACGGCATTCTGCCCATGTTTGAGGACGGATAACGTCGATGGGGTATCCTTCGATAGCCGCATCACCCGCTTCTAAGTCCATGAATAGTGTAGTGTTTGGCTCTAGTGTACGAGCCAATGTTGTTTTTCCTACGCCGCTTGCACCACATACTACGATCTTGTGACCGCGCTTTTCTGCAAGACGTTGTTCGGCTGTAATAATTTGTAAACCCATTTTATTTTACCACCCTTAATTCTTCAGTTGCATATTTTTTCATTACTCCATAAACGCTTTCTTTCACTTGATTCCTAAAGCTGCTGAAAATGGCAACATTTTTAGATTGCGAATTGTAATTTTGAAAAGCGAACATCCCGCGCATAAAGTAATCATTGTCCAAGGAAACTCCAGCTCTGTTAATATGAATTTGACCTTCCATAATTTGACGATACATTGCGATAAAAATCACAGGCCATTCGTTGATTTCATTACGACATAAGCTCTTATAAATATTTAAAGCACTTTCGTGGTCAATGCGATTTGTTGCAATCGCCATAGCATAAGCTGCACGGAAGCCAGTTTGTTTCCAAATGCCACGCGAAGTCTTGGGCGGTTTGATGTCATATTCAATTTCTGAAAGCAAATCACCAATCGAATCATCCAGAACACGACTTACATCTTCTGGTGTTGGATGTGAAATTGATGATGCAGACCGCAACAGAAATTGAATTGGATGAACAACTCCATTGTGAGCGCCTGTGATATCGGCATTAGACCTAACTTTGCCTTGATCTAAATACTTGTAGATGTCCTTATCTTTCCGAATGCAGATTGCATAGGGAATTGTCATACCAGTTTCAATTTGAGCATTTGAACGATGTTGTCCATTCGTCATAATCCAACCAGACTCAGTTTTGACAAATACAAGTGGCTCTGGATGAAGAACCCAACGATTTAAGTTCATTGATCTAACATATTTCCGAAATGTCGATTTATTTAAATCGCGATTTCCTTCGTAATTCCAACCGATTATAGATTCCATTTCTGATGCAGTAATTTCTGCATTAAAATGAATTTGCTTTTGATCAAGCTGATTGACCGATTCGATCATTTTCTTAAAGTTTAATTCTAGTAAATCATGAATACCCATCATTCTACCTCTTCGATTGAGAAACCACCAACCTCTACCGTGCGGCAAGGCTCCAATACTTCTTTGATTGAAGGTGGTGCTGTTGTGTACTTACGCTCTTCTACGGCGAGTGTAAGTTTCCCATAGTGACGAGCCTCGTTCTCAGGCATTTCTTGCAATGCCTTGCCAAGCTCATCTTGATCCCATGTTACCTTTTTGCGGACAACAGCTTTCAGCTTTTTGTTTCCCGCAACGATGTGCGTGGTACCAAAGTCTTTACCGTCTGCGCGTAATGCGTCACGCGCTACGGTTAACCACATATCTGAGATTTGATCTTCAATGTCTTTAAGTTCAGTTTTCAAGTCTGAGAGAATAAACTTCAACTCCTCTCGACGTTGAAACAGTTCACTACTGTTCATGTCAGTCTCCGCGTTAAATTTTCTAGAACCCTAGACTTAGGATAGTATGGGATTTATGTCAACTATTTTTTTTGGAAAGATAGATTTCGATGTTGTGAACAGCCTTCATTAATTTATTTTTTAGTTTAAATTCAGGTGTTTCTACGCCTTTTGCGTCTTCGATTATGTGTTCCCAATCACCGTCTTTAGTTTCCTTATCGTACTGGAAGTCAGCAACGTAGGTGCAGATCTTTTGACTGTTGATTGTGATTAAGAAGCGAGGCTGAAGTTCGAGATTCTTTACACGCCCCGCTTTCTCTAAAGACTTTAGATACAAATACCGCTGCGATTCCCACTTTGAATCAAATGTAATCCCATCAACCACAGTCTTCTTGTTGCCGTACTTCGGCCTTGACCTTTTAAGTTTGGGATTATATGTTGGTTTCGAGTACATTATGGGAGTTATGCTAGTGCCTAAGCCATCAAAATACAAGTCTATAGGTGTCAGCACAGACACTTATGAAAAAATAGTTCAAATGGCGGAGAAAGAACGCCGCAACATTTCGCAGCAATTGTCGCTTCTTGTTGATCGTGAGTATGAATCTTACGGTATGACAAGACAGCCCACACCTGCTCGTATTGTTACAGGTGGTCTATCCGCAATCATTGAAGATTAAAGAAGCCCAGCACTTCCAAGGCCACCTAGTAGTGTAGAAGCTATATAGGGGTTTCTTTTTGCGCGTTCACGCAAGCTCTGCTGTTGCTGGATAATGCGGGGGTCTATTTTTTGGGTTATCTGCATATTTTCTGCATTTACCGGGGGAAGCACTTGTGGAACACTTGTTCGGCTTGTGCGTGGCTGCTCCGGGGGAGTGCCGCGAACCTGCTGGGGAGAAGTAAGTAACTGCCCCAAGCCCTGACGAGTTGCTACATTGCCGCGATTGATCGCTCCAAGTGTAGCACCTACGCCCTTTACCGCCCCTGCTGCCCGTTGCGTTAACGGTACACCTTCTCCAGTAACTTGCGCTGCTGATTCGTTCAGTGCTTGCGTTAGGCTTTGTGCCGCTGCCTGTGGGCTTGTGCGACCTGCCTTAACTTCTAACGCACGGCGCATAACTGTTGGGTTGTTTATCATATAGTTCAACACACGGAAGCGACCCGCTTTGGGGATATTCTTCAGTGGGTTTGTGTACTGACCTGTACGGATAGCGTCTGCAGCTAGTGAACCCGCGCCTCTTGCCCCTGTATCACGCAAGAAAACAAGGTCATCAGCCATTTGTTTGATGTCTTTTACTGCCTGTTCTCCAAGAACTTTGTTCAGCATTTCAGGCTTATAAGACTCCAGCGCATTACGAAGAGAGTAAGCTGCTTTCTCGTTAATGAAGATATCTTCGTCTACTGAACCAAGAATATCATTAACAATTGTTCGTTTTATTGTGTTTTGAGCTTCCGGGCTATCTTCAAAGAACTTCAGGATGCGGTTCATTTGCGCACGGGTCATGTTGCGATTTGTGATCGCCGCTGCTGCTTCTTCTGGGTCTAGGTTTCCTGAGTTTAAACGGCGTAAGATGCTAGACTGAGATGCTTCTTCTAGTCCGACCTGCGCATCACGAACGCTACGCAATGTTTGAACAATGCCTGCGTCTGGGTTCTGAGCCACGATGCGCTGAAGCGTTGCGTCATCAATCTTTTTAACGCCCCCGTAAGCCAGTGATTTTGCTAGGTTTTGAACTTCGCCCCACTGATCGCCAAACAATAGCTTACCAGTTTTGTCTTTGTTCATACGCTTGATTTTTCCGTAGAACTGAACACCGTTAAACTTGGTTGGGTCCGCGAAGTCTTTGTTGGAGTCAAGCAAGGCTTCGTCAAGATAACGCTTTGCTAGGTCTTGGCGCACCATATCCTGTCTTTGTTTTCCTGTCTCTATAACTGTTCCAGACGCATCTTTTATATCTTTATTGGCTGCAGCTAAGGCAGCTTCAATACGAGATGGGCTTTGAATGATTTTGTCGTAGTTTTTACCAACTTCCAACTTAACATTCACTCCCGGCTCTCCAAAATTCCGAACAATTCCCAAATTTTCCAAGCGACTAAACATACGCATTTCTGCGCGATAGGCTTTGTTCGCATCTTGCAACAAACTCATAGCTGTACGCATTTTAGATGCATTGCCAGAGCCACCAATACCAGTTAGCTTGACATCTCCCTTCAACATAGTGTCAACGTTGTTGCGTAGATCGACTAAAAGACGGCGAGGGGTAGTGTCTGAGATACTTAGTTTAGGGTCCATCAAAGTATCTTGAATGTTTTTACGCAGTGCGCGAAGACCGTTAAATGAAGTAAAGCCTACTTCTGAACCTTTACTCACAAGGTCATTAATCTGTGCGCCAATCGCTGTAAATTCGTCAGGTGCCGTAGATGCTGCACCGCCGTATCTGCTATCAATCACATCATCAAAGCGCGTTTTTATCGCACGAATATCAAAAACTGGAAGTTCGCCACCCTCAACCTGAACTGTTCTGCCATTTATTGTGATAGGGCCAGTGATTTCTGCCAGCTTATCATCAACAGCCTTGTAGTTAGTATTCGCGCCTTTTGCGAACTCATCATAGTTATACATCAGGACATCAAGTACAGCGTCATCAATCTCAGTACCCTCTTTCGTCGACTTTGAAAGAATAGAGATTGTCTCATCAATTGCCTTCATGTGCGCTTCTTGGGCATCATCCAAGGAACGTTGCAACTGATTTGCCTTATTCGGTGCAGAATCAGCGATAACTTTCGCAAGGTCATCAGTGGTTGCGCCTGCCACAATCTGTCCAGATTCATCCATAATGCCTGCTTCTTGAAGCAGTTTTTTCTTTTTGTCCAAAGCAAAAACTACGTTCTGAACTGCACGTTTTTCTTTTCCCGAAATTGCTTCTGCGATTTGAGATGCACGAGATACCGCTGCAGGCATACCCGCTGCTTCATAGCTTGGCATACCACCCTCATCCATAATCCGCAGAGCCTGTTCGGCTTGTGCCTGACCTAGTTGACGTTCACCCTGTCCTGCAGCACGAGCAACTGCACTTGCGCCTTTGCCTGCGCCTTGAATAAGCGCACGGCCTGCTTTAAATGTGCCCATAGTCGCAAGGTCAATTGTGCCTGCCAAAGCACCTTCGATAGCAGCCTGCTTCGCAACTTCAGTACCAGTTTGCTTCTGCAGACCAAGTAAGTTTTCAATTCCTTCTTCAAGAAGCTGACCACCTGCTGCACCTACACCCGCACCAACTGCACCACCGATAAGAGTTGGCGCACCGATGATACCACCTATAACAGAACCGATTGTTTCAGGAGCTAGTCCTGCAACGTCAGCAAGATCACGACCAAGACGGAAGCCCTCTTCTTCAATGACAAGGTTCTTCTCAATTGGTTCGTAACCTAGCTTTGCCTGACCTTCAGGGGTCAATGCCAAGCGGCCTTTGGAATCTTTGGTAAAACCAGACTCACCAACCTTTTGACGCAATAGGTTTTCTTTTTCCTGTGGCGTTTCCATAAAGGAAAGAGCCGCACGAATACCGCCTTTTGCGCCAGTGGTATAATCAAAGTTACCTAAGTCTTTGCCAGTGGATGATGCGCTTAATTCTTCAAAAGATTTAGGACGGGCCATACCTAAAGAACTGCCGCGAGATTGAGAGGCACGAAGTTGCTTTAACTCCTCAAGAGGGGTTAAAGATTTTTCCTGAGACTTTCTGATAGCGGCAAGCTCTTCTTGTGGAGTCATTTGTAATCATCCATTGAGAGAGGCTGTTCACCTCTGGCTTTTCTATTGTCGTTGATCGTCTGCAACTCGGCCTCTGTTGGCATATCACCCTGCGCAGGCCCAAACTTAATACCTGCGTTTTGCTCCATCCAGCTAACAGCACGATCAAGGTTTTCTTGAGGCTTTTCTACCGTAAGTTTATATATCTCTTTGAGCTTTTTCTTTATTAGTGCTGCATCACCTGAAACAAAAGAAATTTGACCAACAAGATCCTCAACGCGTTTACGGTCATTGTCAGAAAGAGTTTTACCTGACTCTTGCAGAATGTTAGTTGCTTCCCTTACGGCAATTTCTTTAAGCATTGTACGAGCTTGTGCTATATCAGTTGGCTGTTCACCGACGTTAAATCCCAAGTTTCTAAGTCCATCAAATATTGTGCTAACCATTTGATTAGGTATGCTAACACCGCTATCAATTGCAGAAATCAAATTTTCAAACTTTGCAGAACCAGAAGTAATGCTTTGCTGTAGTTCTCCAAATCTACGAACAATAGTTTCTGGTGTTTCTGGAATTTTAAACCGTGTAGGAGTTAATCCTTTAAAATTTGGGTCCGCCGCTGCGGCTAAAACTTGCAACTCAGGCGCAACATCATCAGCCTTACCGCCAATCAAAGATACACGTTCATACCCTGACCACATATCTCCAAGATCAACGCCCTCTGCACGTTTCTCTAAGATAGACATACGGTCAGATGCGTCAATGAACTCATACTGATTGTCAAAGTCTTTGTTCTCAATCAGCTTATTAAGCTCAAATGGATTTAAATCGACAAACTCTCCATCATCAAAGTTCGCGAACTCTGTGCCTTTGCCGCCTTTTTTATAAACCCAATACTTGCCACGCCTTTTACCCGCCAAGTCCGCAGCTTCGTCTTTTGCACGATCTGAAGAACGAGTCTGCAACGCATACTTACCTGCAGCAAGAGCCGCAGTTTGCGCTTTTTCTTTCGCTTTCTCCAAGGCAGGCAATGCCGCAGAGCCAGCTTTACCAACTGCGCTCAACATACGACCTACATTGAATCCCTTACCAGCGCGGTTCTGCATTAATGCTAGTCCCATCGACATCAAAGCCGAACTTTTGTCCACCTTGCCGCTGATATCTACCCCGGTAGCTTCTGCGAACTCTTTTTTATAATCATCAAGAGTACGCTCTTTTTTATCAGGTCCAGCGCCACGAGCAGAATTAATGAAGTCATCCATTGCACTAGCAAAGGTTTCATCAAGTGCTTTCTGCACGTTCTGTGGGTCGGCTCCCATCTCTGGCATCATACCTTCGGCAAGCCTTGCTTCTTCCGCTCTAAATTCTTCTGCAGATTGTCCTCTTTGTTTTTCTGCAACCATATCTTGCGCTATAGTTTCGTCACTCGCACCAGTCGGTGCATTGATTTTCGCAAGCTGCGACGCAATAGCATCCAAAGGACTCATGTCATATGCTAGGCTTTCTTCAGGAAGCTCTGGTAACGGGGCAATCTCTAAAGGGTTTTCTTGCAGTCTTTTTATTTTAGCCAACTCAGCTTCTAAGCCAGAAGGCTCCATTTCTCTTCTACGCCGTTCAGATTCAGAATCGCGTAAGTCTTGAATATACGGTTCCCTTTCTGGAAAACCAGCAAAATCCCGACGTAAATCCTTAATTCTACCTGCTAAACCTCTTTCAATAGCAAGCTTACCAAGACTCTTATCCATATTAGGTCTTAATATGTAATCGGAACTAGGACCAAGACCCGGACCTTCTTCTTGGAATAGATCGCCCAGTCCACGACCTACTTGAGCCGCTAAGTACCGCTCATATAAACGCGCTGGGTCTAGAGGATCAGCCATATGATTTTATACCTTCTACCGTTTGGTATGCGCCATAGCCAGATAGAAATGGGTTAGGCTGTGGTCCATAGTTTAGCTGCGTCTGTGAATAGACGCCTGCTGACGGAGTTCCTGACAGCGCATCATATGCGTATGTGTACGGTAACAACGCTTCCTCAGTTGGACGCTGATATTCCTGACGCGCTGCATCAATTGTGCTTTGACGATATCCACGCTCCGCCTCACCTACACCTGTCAGAAAGGCTAAGTCTGCTGGGCCAAGAGCGGAGTAAACACGGCCAATATCTGCTGTTGTGCCTGCCATACCGCCATAACCTGTCCCAAGATTGGCATACCCAGTTCCAAGTGCCCCTAAACTCTGGCCTAAACCACCCATTAAACGTCCGGCTTCTAAATCGCGAGTAGCAGCTTTTTCATATGCTGTCTGAGATGCATCTAAAGCAGACTGATAACCCCTTGCTCTTAGGTCGGTACTAGCTTTGGTTTTTGCGTCCTGAATTGCGCGTTCGACTTCAGCAGCTTGAATGCCTTGGCGAGAGCCACCGAACGCTCCACGACCTACAGCTTCTGCTGATGCACGTTGACGGGCCGAAATACCTTGGCGCTCAATGTCTTTTTCAGATTCCTTAATAACATCATCTATGTAAGGATTCATATACGAACTAACATACTGAGATGGGTCATACATGCCACGCCCACCAGACACATACTGTGCCGAAGGGCCAAAAAATGTTTTTGCTTCGCCTATTGTGCTAAGACCGCGACGAAGAGATTCAACGCCACCAGCCGTAGCAGACCCTGCAGTTTCAAAATACGGCTGATAACGTCCTAAAAAGTCTGGAATGCCATCATTATTAGAATCTTGTGAAAGGGCTTGTGCCGCAAAAGTCTCTAATCCAAAACCAGTGATATCTCCGGCCTTCTCACCCTCTTTATATATAGGTGCGCCCATTTCATCATACCCAATAGGCGTTGCACGACCTTGCTGACCTGCAATTAGATATGGGGCTATATTAAAGAGTTCTGGATCTTGAAGAAGACCCCCGTACATATCCCCCTTTCTTATCGTAGGCACAACTCCGTCAGCATAAATAGGGAAATCTCCAGTTGCAATTAGACTAGCATCGATTGGAGTGATGACACCATCACTATTTGCATCAAATCTAAGATCGGGTTCCAGTGACCCTACGCCCATTTTTAAAATATCGTTAACTTTTGCAATAAGAGCATCGCCAGATAAGGGTGAGACACTTGGGTCATACATGTCCATAGTGGCTTCTTGTCCAAAGATTCCGCTAAGTAGGGCTTTCTCAAAGCGCTCAATATATTCGGGACGGCGCGTGATCGTTTCCACTGTTGAATCATTACTCATAATTATTCGCCTTATTTTCTAGTTGATTCATCATAGAGTAGGCTTTTTGAATACCGTTTTTAGAATCACCGTTACCAAGACCCTTTACTGCGTCTTTCGTTAAAACAAATTCACCTGCCATTAGCATCGCAGGAACATCATCTTTTTGACCAGATCCTTCTGACGGCATGATTCCGCCATTGCGACGAGGGAAATACTGACCATCAATATATCCACCAGCCGCATATCTACGTGGAATATTAATGTTAACGTTCCCTTCACCACCAAATGGTCTATAAGCTCTACCGCTACCTAACACTTCTTCCTCTTGGTCAAACAACTTAGAACCAAGACCTGCTACAAGAGATGTAGCTAAAGCCTCACCAACGCGAGAGTTTAGAAGATTTGTTATTTTACTATCTGGCTTCAGTAAACCTGAATCCACAAGAAACTTAGCGTATCCTAATGTGTTTTCGTTCTGTTTAAACACTGGGTCCAAGCCTGCTGCAGTTTTAGCTATAGATGACAAGTTAGGTCTAGTCGCTATGGCATCTGCGTTCATTTTACCTGAAATTGCTCTATCTGCTGCAGCACGAGCAATTTGGTCTGGACCCATTTCCGACACTGCTTGTTCAGTCCCACCACCAAACAAGTTACCTATATTCTCAGAACCAAGCCCTTGCTGAAGAGCAGTAAACATTAGTGCGTCTTTTGTGTCGCCACCAAGTACCTTTGATGTAATGGCATTTGCAGCCAGATTCGTAAGGAAATTACCACCGCCCCCACCAAAGATTCCTGAAATAAGTTTATCTAACATTGGACGCTCCAAGTATCATTTATACTTTTTTAACACACTATTCGAAGATTTCAAAGGGTACAGCATATCTTACGACAACCAACCATAAATATTTTTAGTCTTCTCAATACGATCATCTAACCCGTGATAACCGCCATTTACACGCTTAGTAATGCTCTTAATAATACTATTGTTAACACCCTTATCAGCAATTCCGAACAAGCCATTCTTTTCAAAGAAGAATATTGCACTGTCCATTGCAAGCTCAGTCGCAATCGGTGATGGGTCATTTACCAATCCATCACGCCCAATATGTTCGGCAAATTCACGAACGTTGTTTTTGCCAGTTAATTGGATGAAACCTTTTCCTGCAAAAAGCCAGCCATCACCGCTGCTTTCGGGTCCATTCCCCATACGGCTTGAGTAAACCTTGTTCGCTAATTTTTCAGGGTTCATCGCGTATGGCGCGGCGTCCACCTCTGTTGCAAAACGAGAAGGCCAAACTCTGCACATAGTAGATGCACGGTAGTTAAGGTTTTCTTCGCTAACCATAAAGTTTGCACTTTCGTGCGCTGCTTGACCTAATAAGTGTGCGCCACGTTTTGGTGACAACTTGTAACGATCTGCGATTGCACGGGCCGTATTGGGGCCGAACGCCCCATCTGCCGTTACGCCACACTTGGCCTGCAATATTTTGAGTGCTTCACCTTTTGCCATTATTTCTTACCCCCAAAAAACTTCGTTGCGGAGCGAACGGCGAAGCTACTAGCGACGATTACACCCAAAGTATATTGATACCATTCTGGCATGGATTCCAATGCAGCGAATCCATTTGCGACAGCGTTTCTGCCAAACTCCCCACAAAATGAAAGCACAAGAGGGATTGAAAAAAGCAAAACTAAATATTCGTCTTTCCATGAGCTTTGGGTTCCTTGAGCCATAATCCGCTCCCAGTCCGCAACGCTTGTCTTTTCGCTGAGAAGGATCTTGGATTTAGTTTCTGCCTCAGTAAGCTTTAACTTGGCTTCCGCTGCGGTTTTATCCGCTTTGCCCTGCAACCAGCTTCCAGCAAGGTTTGCGATTGGGCCTAATGCGGCTGTAAAAATACTCATTTCTCCGATCCCAGCCAAACGGCTATCGTTCCTGTCATGGCCCCGCTGACCACTGAAATCATTGCAGATTGCTGCGTTGACAAATCATCAAGGCTCATCCCCCAGTTAATTACTTTGATGTACATAATCGTCATAACCAACATCATAATTCTAGGCATCAGACGATATTGCAGTATCTTCTCAAAGGTATTCGCCATGTTACACCTCTATGTTTAACTTCGTTCCCTGCGGCCTATCCGCATTAGTCTTGCGCCCAAACCTATCATAACTTTCTTGTAAGTCCAATCTTTGCTTCTGTAGCCCCTCTAAATGGCTGTGATTAGCCCTATGCTCTTTCTCTACTCTCTGCTCCGCCAGATGCGTTTCTATGCGCTCACGCGCCCTCGTTTGGGCGTGTATGTCGCTGCCCACATTAAACGGAGCGTTGTCTACTCCTGAAACACCATCGGACATCAAATACGCCCCTGCTTCGCTAGAATAATTACCACCGTAATGCCAACCATGATAGAAACAATTATTGTAGAGCCTCCATAAATAATTACGCGCTCAACTGTCTTTGCCTTACGCTTCCTCTCTGCTTCTGCCCTAGCCTTACGATCCCTCCTTGCCTGAACCCTGATGGCTTGAAGCTCACCCCAAGCGGAAAACCCTCTGGTCGCAATAACAATCTGCCTTAGTTCCTCCTCTGCGTCCTTGGCCCTTTGGAGATTCACGAACGTCTCCATAGCGTTTTCATCCGAGCCAG